TGTTATTAAGAAACAAGAATGACAATGTAAGAACCTTCAATTGCAATTACCTTGCCAATCTGGGTAGAGCCACTTGTCGAAGAAGCAACCAGCTTTAGCTTCGTGGCTGCCTGAAGTTCAACCACCTGGTTAGCGGCGGGTGCGGTTCCATCAATAGGCGTAACTGCTTCTGCTGTAACAGAAAAAATGTCGCCTTTACGCGGACGATAACCGCGAGAAATAGCGCCAGCAGCGTTTCTGAATCCGTTCAAATCTTTTACGGATTCATCTGCCACAACTTCTGGACTTACAATTAGTGCGATACTGTCAAAATCGCTGTCTCTTGCGGGAGTACCGCCAATGAACACATCTCGGTTACTGGAGTCAATTGCGCCAATTAAGACAACGTTGCCGTTTTCAATAGCAGTATCCGTTGAACTTACCTGATACCTAATATTAACAAGATCTGCTGGATTTTTTGTGCCAGACATAAGATCAGTTCTGCAAATTGCGTAACTCATTTTGTATCCTCCTTAATATTTCCTTTTTTGATATTTTGCAAATAAACCGCCATAAGAGTCCTCATTTGCGCCCGAAATATCAACACCGAACGAAACTAGTTTCTCAAATTTGTTTAAGCTAAATTTTGTTGTAGTCTTACCTAAGATGGAATAACATTTTTCTGCAACATCTTCAATCTCATACTTGTAGGCATTTTCTTTAAGGGCTTTGTACTCTTCGTTATCTCCAAGCTGTTCGTCAAACTTTGAGAAGATTTCAATTTCTGCTACGTTTCTATCTTCTTTTATTTTGTTGTCTTTGAATTGTCTAAGTGAGTCTACTTCAACTTCGTCTGTCTTGTGAGTTTCTTTATATGTTTCAAATTCCGATTTGATAGACTCATAGGAAGCGCGAATCTGATCGAGTTGTTCCTTTTCTTCTTTAGTTAATCTTTCATCGAAAAGTTCAATACGCTCTCCGTCAAACGCAATGTTTTCGTCGCCTTTAATATAAGACTGACGATAAATTTTTGTACCTCCCCAGTTTTCATATTCAAAATAGCCATCATACACACGGTCAATGAAGTACCACTCGTTATCAGCAGCTTCAACTGCGGACAATAGAGCATACAAAGCATACCGAACATCTTCGTGGGACAATTCGAAAGATTTTACAAACTTTTCTTCGTTCTGAATATTTGCGCCCACAGCTTCATCACCTTCTTCCACAATTTCGTCTTTTGCCCGAAAAGTAGCCAATACATTTTTAAGTTCAGCCATAATTTCCAAGAGTTTCGTCTTGTTATCATCGCTTTCTGTAAATGTATTTACAACAGCTCTGGCATCTTCCATCCCAGTTCCGTATTCTTTATTTAAGAACGTAACGCCCATATAGCGGAAGGCATTGACAGTATAAATTTTTTCTTTTGCATTAAAGGACGCAGCATCAACCATAATTTCCATGCTGATTTTGATTTCATCATCACGTTCAATAATGTCTTCTGCATAATTTGAATAACCGCGATAAATGTATGCATCTGCAAAAACGTATTGTTTTCCGTTATATTCTTCAATGGAATAATTGCACGATTCAGGGATAACTCCAATAGGCACTTCTTTATAAATAACTTTATATTCGCCTTCGTTTATTTTGTCTGGCTCAAGCGCCATATCGTGTCCACCGAATTGAGGTGTGCCATTTTCATCGTAAATGATGTTTGCTAAGATAGGAATGTTATAAATTGACTCTTTGGCGTTTTCAAAAGTTTCAATTTGAAAAGAGCTTTTATTAGGGTTTACTCCATCGTGTGCGATTCTAAGTCTCATTTTGATGAACTTATCAGAGTCAAAAGTTTCGTCCACGGTATAGAAAACGGCCAACTCCGCTCTGTCAAAATCTTTAGCCTTGCTCATTAATTTCCTCCTTTCTCTCAAAACATCAATTTATTGCTGAAAGCAAACTTTGACTTTTCAGCATTACTAAAATTAAAAGACAGTTCTGAATCATTCACAAACGTGGAACATGTGATGGAATCAGAAATAAGCTGATATCCAGCATTAAGCAACTGTTTTTTTAATTCAGTATCCCAAACCAAAATAAATTTCATTGTATCATTCCTCACTTACGTTCAGCATTGCTATCATTTTCACGCCCAGCTTCTGTGCTGTCCGTAATATTGTCTTTAATTGGTCTACCCCCATCACCTGAAGGAGACATTGTGCTTGAAGATTTAAGCGGAACCCAACTATCCGCATACCCCAAATCGTTTTCAAGCTGTCCAAGATTCAATACGTCAGAAGGCGATATTCCAAGCGATGCCGCATACAATGATCTTGAAGCCGCAACACCATAGGTGGCCGCTTTTTGAAATTGATCGATTATATCTTTTTGATTGTATATACTCTGATTTAAATATTTAACCTTAAATGAATATGGTAAACGCATAGACTTAATATATCTGTTTATCCACGCTTCCACTTGTAACAACAACGAATAAACCAAGGACTCATCATTGCGAATAGATATATTCAAACTTGAAGAACTGAGTTTTTCTCCCTGTCCAAACAGTGCTCCATTGCTTCCGGTTGCAGCCCAAAGAGCAGCTTCCGCCTCGTTAACAGCATCACTTTCCGAAGTTCTGCTATTTTGAAAATCAAACTTTTCAATTTCCATTGGCGACCATATCAGCCCAATGCTTGGGTCAATATTTTTTAAAGCCTGCTTATAAAATGATTCTGCTATATCGAATGGCAATAACGGAACGCCTGTTTCCTTGTTGAGAGGAATCTTCATAGAAAGAATCTTATATTTGTCCAATAACTGGCCCGTCTTTTTTAGAAGCTTATAGTCTTCAAGATTCAGTATCTCTGGAAATACACCAGCAAACGGAGGAAATAAGAAATTTGTCTGGTCTTCGTTTGCTTTAATACATATCTGGTTAGGTGGTTCTTGCCACTGAAGCTTTTTATCTCCTGGAACTTTTTTGTTTTTACCGCTTTCACTTTCAATCGTATAACCCGCATAAGCCAAAAACATTTGTTTTATTTCTTCTCCAAAATTATCAAGCAAATATGCCCTCGTTTTGAAATAATCAAAATTTAAAGAAAAAACTAAACAACCATCTTCCTTGCTCGTTATTTTACAATAGTCTGCGCTTATTTGAGCAATATCAAAAGAATCCGATGTCTCAAAACAAATTCCAAAAAAAGCATCTTGGTACATGCAAATGTTAAATATGTTTGGCAATATATGTTTGAGATTGAATTTTTCAACCTGATCAGCAACTTTCCTATAGTTCAAAAGAAAAGACTTTTTGTTGTACTTATCTATATTAACTCTGTATGGTGATATTGTATAATTATATGTAAGGAGTTTTGAAAAGTAATTACACAAACGCTTATAATGAGTTGAGTTTAAATACAAAAAATTGCTTATGTTCCTAATCTTTGTTTCGTTGGATTGTGGACTCTCAAGCGCATCAATTACATCTTCTTTTTTGTACCTTTTAAACAAAACGCTTTCTTTTCTGCTGTCAATTAAGTCTTGAATAATTAGCTTAGTTAACCGTTCAAAATTTATACTTCGCTGAAGAATATCATATACATCTCTGCCTGCTCGATTTTCATTTATAGTAATCGTTTCATCCAATAGACCTACCTCCCTCCTATAATATTTGCTGGTGTACGAAACTTAAAGAACGATTCAATGTCTTGCATACCATCTTGTTTTGCTATATTGCGTTCTAGTGTTTTTGCAAAATAATTTGCATATGACACACTTGAATATCTGTCTTTTCTCCTGCTTGATTGCTCCTTGAGTTTTACTCTGTTATCGCGGATATCACTTTCCAGATTCACCATTTCCTGAACCTCCTATGAGTAACATCACAGGATTCTCGGCCAATATCACTATTGTGACAAGTATCGCCGAGCTATCCCCGTAGTTCCTGCGGTTCTTATATATGTTATTTAAGAAGCTAATATATTTTTAAATAACATATTTAAAAACCGTAGACTTTTTGCCATTTGGAGGTTGTTGTTCACATGAATACGCTACCATTCATGCAGTTCTCTTTTTGAACTTCTACATATTTCTATGTAGCACAGACTATATCATCACCCTCGGCATTACCCGTTAGGGGCTACCCACTTCCACACGCTTGTGTGTACTTCCCTCAAGAGGAATAGTCGTTGGGCGTTTTCCTATTCGGAACTTCGCTGCTGATTGCCCATTTTTGTAAAAACACTTAGGATTTAACCTTATGCCATACAATAGATTTTTTCTACTTTCGTAACTTTCACACTTGAGTTTATTTCAACTCTATGTTGTAGTTCTATTGTCTTTAGGGGTTTCCAGCAATTCAAGTAGTATTGGGTGATTTGCTCACCACTATATACACATTTCTGTATATACTGACTATTTCGATTGTTTAGCTCACTACAAAAATTGCGAATGTGCAACAACCGTTTAATCAATTAATAAATGAGTTTGAATATATGGAAGTAATAATTTTGCTTGCATATAAGGATCTAAGTCATTATACCACTTAAAAGATTTTAACACCCGTTCTCCATCATCACTGTTTACCAGGAGTCTAAGTTTACCTTGTTTGATGTCATCTCGAAGCATTACAGCACAATCACTGTTAAACTCGGCATTTCCTTTTACGGCATATATAACCTTACGAGCATTTGGCACAGTACAGCGCTTCGCCATATCATCGTTGTTCATACAATTCAAAGCAGTATAAGTAGTGAGACGTTCTTTGTCAAAAATATCTGTAATAAGATCATCATATATACCTATACCTGGGGTTGTACTGTCCAAAACAAGATAATCACAATCAAACTCATCAAACAAACGCCTTATTTGCAATGACTGAAATTTCGTATGACCGCCTTCGTAAGTTTCTCCGTAAGCAATATTGCGTTTGTATTGTTTATATTTATCCGTGCCAATTGGAACGAGTTGTATAAAAAAAGCGGCGGTATTATCATTCTTTCTACCGCCCATCAAAGCTACGTCAACAGACAAGATGCGAATTTCTCCGCTCTTTTTTAATGGATATTTTAACTTCTTATCATCAATTGTGTTGTACACATCCTGAGTATATATAGGAAAATCAAGAGTTCGTACTTTGTCCAAATCCTCATAAGAGAAAAATGCCTCTTCGTTTGCGCCAAGAAAGATACACTCTCTTTCCATGGCCCATCTACTATAAGAGAACCCATCTTCTTGTATTTTATTTTCAATGTCCTTTCTATCAGCGATGCCTTCTAATATCGCAAGTTGATAGGGAAGAGCGCAAACAAAATAATCTTCTCTTGTTAAAAACGCTCGTACATACATCTGAAAGAAATCATATGACCAATGCGATCTGTCAATTGTGTTAACCCGTAGCTTTTTATCTACGGCTCTTACGTTTCTTATTCATCGTAAGTTTGGCATATGTTTTTACCTATGCTTGTTGGCAGTAAGGTATCGCGGCCTCTTGATTGAATTATATTCTGTTACCAGCTTCATCAATTATGCTCTGCCCCTGAATGTAGCGTTACCCACATTCTTCGGTTCAAGTTACCATCTCAGGCTTCCTTGCTTAATTCCGCGATTATAACATAAAACATTTCTGCTTTACGCGGCTACTGTATTTAACCAAGCACTGCTCATATAAATTTCTTTGTTGCTCTCAACTAAATGTGCGTATTTAGGATTGTTCAAATATTTTGGCTGTCTTGGAACGGCGTTGAATGGTTGCAAAATGTCACGAATTACTTCTTTATCAACAAGACGAAATTCGTCCACAATTAGAATATTACTTCTGCGCCCACGGGCGAATTCATTAGAAGCGACAACTTCAATAGAAGATCTGTTGTAGAAATTTATAAACGCTTCATTATTCGTAATGCGCCAATCCCTGATTTCTCTTGCCAGGTTCGTGGACATGCCATATATCTCGCCACTTATAATCTTTTCAAGAACACCGTTCGCTTGTTTTCTGCTACCACTGGCTATTGCTATTTTTGTACCAGGGTACAAAATACACCTTGCACAACAGAAAAGTGCGATCAAGTAGCTTTTTCCAAGACCCCTTGCCGCAAGAAACAAGAAGTACATATTATAATCCATCATAATTAGAAGGATTTTTTGGAATAACTTTAAACGAACGCCTATGTAATCTTCAATAAAATGATCAATGTGCTCCCGATAAAAGCTAACCCACTTCATTATGTTTGTCATTTTGGCCTTTATCTTAGCATCAATATCATAATTTGTATCGTTTGATGTTTTAGCCACCAGAATCACCTTCTTCTGAAGGAGGATCTTCCATTATCTTAACTTTGTACTTATCAAGTTCGGCCATATACTCTTCTTTTGTATCGTTTGGCAAATCGGCAGCTCTCGCCAAAGAACCTTTAAACCAACTTGTAACATATTTTTTTATTTTATTTTCTTCTTCATATCTGGGTACTGGCTCCGTAGACTCCCACACATCGATCAGAACACCAAGAGCATTTCTTTCCGCTATATTCGTGGTATCTTCCTGTATTGGTTTAAGTCCTGCGCTCTCCATTAGTTTAAGGTGTACACTTTGTAGAGACGCAAGTTCTCCAGCCTTACCGCCCTCTTTTCTTTTCCGTTCAATATCGATCTGTGTTTTACATATTTCCTTGATTGTATTTTCAAGAGATTTCGAAGGCGCTTCTCCGTTATTAGCACGAACAACCCAGCTCGAATACTCATCGTCCATCCTTTTGTATTCATCTGGCTCATATCCAACTCCCCAGAACTTAACTGACTTAGGAGATATTTTTAACTCTTTGTTTTCTTTAACCTCTTCAATAGAAGCAATTCGGTTTCCATCTTCTGTTTTTTCTACGTCTTCCTTGATGGTATCATCATAAGTTTTGATTTCCGCATATCCTCTGTCCAAGTTTAATGTAGAAAAATATGCTCCAAGTAGATAGTCAATTCCCTTGTCACGCTTCGCTCGTCTATGTACATCTTCACTATAGTAGATATCAAAAGCCATACAGAGTCTCCGCATAGCTTTACGTTCATCTCCGTATTGGGAATTGTAATCTTTTAAAAACTTATTTAGACACGCCTTACAAATTGGAAGATATCCATCATTTGCAGCAAAAAACTTGCTTTTAGTGGGTGGGAATGTGCTTTTTTGTGTAGAATAATTTCTTCCACAAGCACAACACTTAAAAGTTTCTTTGTCTTTTTTTGAAGACGTTGATGACGACGTTTTGTTTTTACTGCCTTTCGGCCTACCTGTAGCAGCTATAAAAATCGCCGCCTTTCATTATTAATATTATACAATGGTTGTATACAAAATGCTGTAAATATTTACTTTTTCATTAATGACGAATGATTGTGAAACATTATTACACCCGTAGTTTTGTTCGTTTGACCACGTTGATTTACCGCTAATTGTGGGTAATCTTCTTATCTTAATGTTTCTGTCCTCTTCCACCGATTCTTTATGTAGGTGAGACAAAAACACTTCTATATATTTTGCTCCACTCAATAAATCACCAGCATCATCTAAAACAACGTTTCCCAGTTTGTCAATTTTGGCATCATGAGCAAACATCATCAACGTATTCCCAAACCTATAATATTTGTTTGGTAGGGGAGAGTAGTCCACATCGATATCATCATCAAACTTGAACTGAGCGTTTAAACCATGCAGGAAATAGAATGTTATTTCCTTGTCATGGTTACTGGGTATGTATATAACATCCACCGGAGCAATTTGAGCCAACTTGTATATTGCATTTACAACAATATCAAATAGTTCGATATACGCTTCCCGAATGTCTTTCTCATTCGTCTGCGGCGTTCCCTTAAATGTAGTTCCATTAATTCCATTGGCGTTAAACAAATCATTTCCTATTGGGAATATGATTTTCTTCAAGCGAACGGTTTTCGTTCTCTCGATGACATCGTCCACCACAGACAAAAACCTATCCCGCGCTATCTTACAGTTATATTCATTGCCAGTTATGAATTTTGTTGACAATAAGTTATAATGCAAATCCACAATTGGAAGCAACAGGCAGTTATCTCCCTGTCCATAATCCTTGGTAAGCTTCTCATACTTCAATGGAGTTGGCTTATAATTCTCAAACCACTCTTTGATAGCAGCGAAACTGATTTTATCATCTTTATACGGCTTTACATTAATTCGGCTTTGGTACAGAATAATTTTATCTCC